GTCTTAGCATTCCAAGCTGTATTGCAAACATCTTGAATCTTAAGACAGATTGTACCACTCTCTGTGATAGGTGAACCATCAATTATATTAATACCTTGCGTTCCGCTTAATGCAACACTTTCCACCGTACCGTCGCAGTTCGAAAAGCACGCAGTGTTAACCGCTATTGTGGGATCTGTTGCTGTTCCTCCGATAGTTATTGTATCATTCGTACAACCAATAGAAGTGACAGTACCAGGCCTAGCAGCATTTATCTGAGCTGCTGTTCTTGTTATCAATGTACCGTTTAATGATAGACCGTTAGTTTCGAGGGTTCCGTTGATATCAGCACTACCCTCTACATCAAGTGAAGCAGCATCTAATTCACCAGTAAGAGTAATATTTCTAAAACCTGTTATGTCCTTATTGGTATCTACAATTACAGCTTTATTACTTGCTACTACACCGTCAGTAATTGAATGAATCTGATTAATTTCAGCTGCTGTAGCATCAACAGCCACGCCGGCGATTGATAAAGCATCTGTCTCTAGGTTACCGTCAATATCAGCATTTCCAGATATATCTAAACTAGTAGCTTCTATTTTACCTGCAAAAACTGCTGTTGTACATGCCTCATTACCAAGTCGTAATATTTGTGCCCCTCGGTGGGAAAATTTAATACCGTCTCCCACTGTGCCATGATCTGCAAATGTAGCAATCAGTCCATCAGAAGATATATTAACCCGCTCGTTAAATACATCAATCTCTCTTATGTATAGAGTTCTAAAATCTTTAGAGTTAGTATTACCTAAATCTATAGTATTATCTACAGTCGGTACTATATGATTCCCGACAGTTAATCCACCTAAAAGAGATAGCTCACAAGTTATATTTAAACAAGCAGCATCTATTTCACCTCCACATTTAAATATTACTCCATTATTTCCTTGAACTTCAAATACTATTTGATTATTTGTGTCAAATTTTATCAAGTTAGCGTTATCACGTCCAACAACTAAACAGGAACTTTTAATACTAGATAGAGTAGTTTGTGTAGAGTCTATACAAATTACCGGAGAGTTGCCGCTAGTAGCAGAAAGGCCGGGTCCAGCAGTAACACCTTCCACCGTACCTTGACAGTTCGAAAAGCACGCAGTGTTAACCGCTACTGTAGGGGCTATCGCTGTTCCACCAATAGTTATTGTATCATTCGTACAACCAATAGAAGTGACAGTACCAGGCCTAGCAGCATTTATCTGAGCTGCTGTTCTTGTTATTACTGTACCGTTTAATGATAAAGCATCTGTCTCTAGGGTACCATCAATATCAACATCTCCTGATATATCTAAACTAGTAGCTGATAAACTAGTAGCTGATAAACTAGTAGCTTCTATTTCACCGCTCGACTTAAACGTAACACCATCATTTCCTCCAACTTCAAATACTATTTCATTATCAGTGTTAAACTTTATCAGATTATCATCATCACGTCCAACATTTAACGCGGTATTCTTGATACTTGTTACAGTAGTTTGCGCTGGTACAATAGTAATGTTTGGATTAGTACCCTCTGTAGAAGCAATACCATTACTTGCTGTAACATTAACAACGCCAGCACCTCCCCCTCCTCCACTTCCATTTGCAGCTGCAGTAATTCTACCTTGCGCATCAACAGTTATATTAGTACTTGTATATGAACCCGCACTAACACCAGTGTTAGTCAATGATATCGCTGGTGTATTGCCACCAGTTGAAGTTGTCCCAGTTCCTCCACAAACGGAAGTTACAGTACCTTGACAGTTTGAAAAGCAAGCAGTGTTAACCGCTACTGTAGGGGCTATCGCTGAGCCTCCGATAGTTATATTTGGTGCACCAGCTGTAACACATGTAAATTGACCAGTACTAGTTGACTCTTCAATTAATTTTTCTAAAGCCTGTACTTCTGGATCAAGCTTTTTACTAATTTCGTTGTCAACATAATCTCCATCTAATTTAAATAGATAATTATATTGCGTATAAGGATCATAGTCAACAGAACTAAGCGATACACTAATACCTTCAGATCCTAAAAACTGAGCAAACCGAAACATACATATATTTAATAAGTAATATAATATATGATACGGTTTAAATTATCTAAAACGTATTTACATTTTTTAAGAACCAGTCACTGATCTCGTAATGAAAATCTTTCTCAGATATAGTATCACCTACCTTTATAAAGGAGTAAGGCTCTTCAGAGTTTTCACTATCATAAACCTCGATAAATAAGGTTTTTTCATTATGCTTGAACGTAAAATTATTTATATTTGCTTCCATCTTATTCGTTATATATTGCGTTTATCTCGTTTTGACTATATTTTAATATAGTGTAATATGTTGCTTTATCAAGGTTATTACTTATATCTTTACCGACTTTTTCATCTAATATAACTTTAATTGTAAAGCCTGTTACGATTATTTTTTTATCTAAGAGCTTATAAGTCGTATCCGCTACAACTCCACTACCGTCTTGATCCAAATTAGGTAAAAATAATCTATGAACATTTCGCATTATCCTACTCTAAAGAGTTTTTTATCTTTAAACATATTAGTCATATTTACATATGAATCGTAGCTCTTAATGAACTGCGTTGTTAAAGCTTCTATTTTTCTTGCATCAACTTCTTCTTTCGAGTACCAGTAATCCCGCCAGGTTTTCATATGACTAGGAGACGGCCAGAACTTAAAAACTTCCTTTTGTATGCAATGTCTAATCTCATGCAAGATTGAACCAAAAATATATTTTCTATTGTTTTTTGACATATCTAAATTAATAAGAAATTCTTTACCCTCTACCGGAGTGCAATAAGATACTCCAGGGGTTCTACTTTTATGTATCTTAACTACAATGTTAATTTTTCGTTTATGGTTATACTCAAGAAGTGTAGTAAGTAAATTACTTATAATATCATAATTGAGTTTCGTATCTTTTTTAATTCCAGCTGAGGGCTCTAATATAATCATCCTACTTTTTTTATTTCTAGATCGTTGTATCCTTTAGTGATTAGCTTCTCTCTCGCGAGTTGAGCAGCATCAAGATTATCCAACCGTTCCTTTAAGAACCGCAGAACGCCAGTTTCTTCTCGATATTCAACAATATATTTGCCGAACTCGAAGGGCTTTGATGGAAATCTCTTCTTCACTATATTAATTATATCAGGGTTCCTTTTGGTATTCAACGATAAATACACGTATATATATGTTTGAAGAGGTGATATTAGAGAATTCTCAGGAGCAAATCGCGAAACTTTATGGGCCGGCCGCAAGAGCCGCTGATAAACCTGATACTGGTGTTGAGATAAAGAAGAAGGCTGCGTATTTTGTTATAAGAGATTGCGCAGGAATGACTAGAAAATATCTTCCCATTCATATATGGGGGTTATTCAATGATCCTATACTTGATCTTAAAGGTAAGTTTACTAGTAATGAGGTTAAAAACTTTTTGGAACGAGCGAAATCGGAGACAGATGCAATACTTCTTAAAAAACTTATTTTGTCAGATATTAAGGAAAAGTATGAAGTTATACAGAGCGCGTCAGGTAATACAGCGGTGAATTATGAGGCTGATGAAGATGATATATATTCCTACTATGAGGAATATGAAGAAGGTTTAGATGATAGCGCTGAAACAGATAGTGACGAAGCAGAAGCGTTGACTGATGATCAGTTAATTCTTAAGTATCTATTCTAAAATAATTCCGCATTAGACAAATACTTAGCCAAGTAGTAATCAACTGTTTCAGATAAATTAAACTTTTGCTGATTAGATACAGCTTCTAAATTATGCTTTGTAGATATGGCATACTTAAAGTCATGACCTGCTCTATCTTCTACAAACTTAATGTATTCTTGTCTTCTATACTGTGGTGCTTTTTCTACAACTGTTTTAATAATTTGATCAATTAGATCTAAATTATTAAATTCTTCGCTACCAGGTATGTTATATAATTCTGCAGCATCTTCCTTATGTAGAACTTCTATAATAGCTTTGGCATGATCGCGCGCATGAATCCATTCACGAATATTATCACCTTTACCGTATACTGGAATCGATCGACCTAGCGCTAAAGATCTTATAACTGTTGGTATTAGTTTTTCATTATGTTGTCTAGGTCCGTAGTTATTACAACATCTCGTTATAGATGCATTTAGACCATAAGTTGTAATGTATGACTGAACTAGTAAGTCAGAGCTAGCTTTAGATGCTGAGTATGGTGATCGAGGCTTGAGAGGATGCTCTTCAGTGAAGGGCTCTTCGTCTAGCTGCAAATGCCCATATACTTCATCTGTTGAGACGTGAACCATTCTAGCATGGTTCTGCTTACATAGACCAAGTACATTTGCTGTCCCCACAACGTTACTATCAATAAATGCTAATGGGTTAGTAATAGATCTATCGACGTGTGATTCAGCCGCTAGATGTAATATATAATCAACACTTCCTAAAAATTCTGTAAAACTCGGAACTGATATATCACGTACAATATGTGTTAATCTCGTGTCGTTCAATGGTAGATGTTTAAGATCAGATCCTACACCCATTTTATCAACACATATAACCTTGATGCTAGCGTCCTTATCTCTTAAGAGCTCTTCTATAACATACGAACCAATAAAGCCGCATCCTCCTGTAACTAAATACGTCTTACACATCTTATATATTAATACTACTCGGCAATTTTATCAAGAGCTCTTGTTAACGCATCATATTCAGAAATAACATTAAATTGGTACTGTTCAATAACTTTTGTTGTATCCATTACGCAATTAGATCTATTCGCTTTGATTGGAATGTTATCCCAATTCTCCCAACTCCAATCATCGTTTTGTATTCCACGTTCTTTCATCATCTCCACAATCTCCTCTGTACTAAGAGGATCCCTATTGCAGAAATTAATAGTTTCGTAGCCATCATAACCTTCGGTGATATAGTGCTCGATAAACCGGCATAATTCCGGTACATACGTTTTTGAATTAAGAGTATTTACTAAGTTATTGTAATTAAGAATTTTAGTTAAGAAGGATCTTTCATGTAAAGCGTCACAGAAAGGCATTCTAACCCTTAAATGTAAACCATAGTCTGAGATACTTTCAAATGCATGTTTTGACTTGCTATAAAAAGAGGAATCATTACTAAACATTCCAAAATTAGGCTCATCACTTTCTTCCCAATCCTTCTCGTAACCAGAATAGATACAACCTGATGTAATATGAATAATCGAGGCACCTATATCTCTACAAACCTTATTCAGAGTTAGAGGTAACTTTACATTTAAATCCCAACATAACTCCTTCTTAATCTCACCTTCATCAACATTAGGTCTTCCTGTAAACCCAGCTGCATTAATAACAGTTGTATCTCTGTCAACTACTCGCCTTAACTCAAACGGGTCAGAATAATCTAACTCTAACCTACTAAAAAGCTCCACAGTTTCAAAATAATCATTTTGAATTAACTGATTGAAGATACTATTACCAACATAACCTTTACCTACTATTACCGCTTTCATTATTCTATTTGTTTTATATGAGATATAATTTGTTCTAGATTTATATCACCGTCTGATATAGAATATTCTATTTGCTCGATAAATCCATCTAAAAGTTCTTCTAACTCACAATCATCTTCTTTATCATAAGCAATACTTTTTACTTCATAAAGACAATCATATAGTTGTTCTATTCTCTCATTAAATTTCTTTGATAACTTAGCCATTGATGGTATTTATTTTATGGTAGTTAAGTAAAGCCTCAATATCTGACTTTAAATAGTTTACATGATATGCTCTAAATGCATCATCCTTTAAATAAAATATAACACACTTCCTACATTTTTTTCCTGACTGCTTCTCATACATATATGCATACATAGATAGTTGTAATGCGTAAACGTTAAATTCACAATTATGTAGATGGTCAACTGGAGCTAACATTCTCTCTCCGAATGGGGAACTAAATCTAAACTTTTTATTTGTTTTAAAGTCCCCTATCGTAAATTCGTTATTTTTATGTTCATATATAAGGTCGGACATTCCAGCTACCTTAAATTCTTCATCATATAGTACACTTTCGCTTAATATTTTATTAAAACTATCAATATGCCACTCGACTGACTTATCATAGGACTTATATAACCAACTAAATGTATCATTCACTTCACCATATTCAATATAGTCTTCGAGAAGCTTATGAATATTAGTACCTCTATCACAAGCTTTATTCTTCTCCTTTTCCCACATCTCAAGTACCATTTCAATAGGTACTCCTTCACGATTAGCTACCCTACTGGCATGAAATTGTTTATCGAATGGTTTTTTATACTTACCTAATAACGTTGTAACTGAAATAAATTTTTCTTTTGTTTCAGTATGCGTATAAGTATGAGATTTTGCATCAAATTTAATTCTCACAATTATATTTTAATGTAATTTTCATCAATTGCAATAAATATATACATGGGTATTAAAATAACCGAACTAGCCTCAGCTTGTAAACTTGTGGGTAATGAATTAACCCCGCTAATTCAATCTACAGAAACTAGACAGACAGCAGTTAGTTCTGTATTTACGGCTCTAACTTCACAAAATGACGGTCGTTATGTAACTAGTATTCAGGCGTCGTGTAATCAAGGGTGTATAACGTTTACGGGTGCAGGTAACGGTAATTTAAATTTAGGTGTAGCTCAGACTAGTAATGTAGTTTTTGCTGGAGTAGTAGCGAATGGTGATATTGTTGTGGCTAACCCTCATAAATTATGCTCTAGAGGTGTTTTTTGCGCATCCAGCAATGTTACGATTGATGGAGCGTTACAAACTAAAGGAAATATGATATTTGGTAATGCTATTGCAGATACGGTATGCTTTAATGCATGTGATATTACAGTAGCTAACGGACTACCAGCTGGGGTAGATAATTCAGTTGTAATTTTAGATAGTGATAACACGATTCGGGTAGATGAAATTAATCCTAAAGTATGGGGAAATAGATTGGTAGATATCTATAACTCAACTGTAACTGTTGCAAAAATACCTAGATTCTATACCTCTGGTGGAACAGTTGAAGATTCAGTTATCTCTGATAATGGGTCAACAGTAACAGTGGCAGGTAATTTAACTGTTACTGGTACGAGTCAATATGACAACAATGTGAGTATAAGTAACAGTAAGTCGCTTACTGTTACCGGTGATCTTACAGTAGGGGGAAACTTAACTTTAACAAATCTTCCTACATCCGATCCCGGGGTTAGTGGACGTGTTTGGCGAAGTGGAACGACTTTAAAGATATCATGCTCCACGTAAATTTTAGTTGAAAATTCCGATTTTGCTATTAAATTATAGTAATGTCAAAGCACGCTATATTCCATATTGAGGGAGGTATCGGTAAACACGTAGCCTCTACAGCTGTAGTTAAGGCCTATAAAAAACAAAATCCGGATCGGAAAATTATTGTTGTTTGCGCCTGGCCGGAAGTATATCTAAATAATAAGGATATACATCGCGTCTTTCGATTAGGTAACGTACCTTACTTTTATCAAGATTATATACACGGTAAAGATGTAGAGGTATTCGCGCAAGAACCTTATAAACAAACAAGCCATATTACTAAAAAAACACATCTAATTAAATCATGGTGTGATATGATAGGTGTTAAATATAAAGACGAGAAGCCATATATACACTTTAATTTAAGAGAGAAAGACTTAATTGATCCTCAACTCGCGTCTTTACAGAAAAACAAACCATTATTACTTTTTCAGCCGTTTGGTGGTCCAGGTAAAGAGCATCAACAGCACCCATATTCATGGGTTCGGGATATTCCCCCGCCAGTTGCCCAGGAGGTTGTTAATAAACTAAAGGAAAAATACATGATTTTGCATGTTTGCTATGACTTTCATCCAAAGTTAGAGGGAGCCATTAGATTTGAAAAACAAGTCTCTAAAAAGGAACTTTTTAATCTTATTAATTTTTCAGATAAGAGACTACTCATTGATTCATCATTACAACATGCTGCCGCGGCGCTTAATAAACCATCAACTGTTGTATGGGTAGGTACTTCACCTAAAATCTTCGGTTATGATATGCATAAAAATGTATTACCTAAAACAGAGTTTCCACAAGGACATATAGATAGCTATCTCTATGATTACAACTTTACCGGTGCAGTTCATGAGTGTCCATATGATGAATTTAATGAAATTCATACAGCTCAGAGTATTATTAAGAATCTTTAAATTCTAATAATGGATGACTGGGCTTGATATGTAGTAGCCCATCCTGCTTCATTTGCCGTTATAAAGGTAAAGTCACCAGAAGCAGATAGCGACGAAGCAGGAAAAAATAGGTTAACAATATTATCGTTACCTGTAGAATAGTACGAACTATCTAACTTATAACCTGATATTGTAGGGGATTTAGCAGATGTAATTTCCTGATAATTAGTAAGGAAGTTGTCTACATTAGAAGAAAGATAATAGCTGTTACTAGTGTCAAACCGTTTACCATAGAGGGTAAAGTTATTATCGTAACTACTTAATATAGTAGTTAAACCACGCGCAGCGTTAAAGGTCCCTGTAGTAGCATAGAAGATATTAGTAAACTCAGGAATAGCAGATATTGTAACTGTTTCAGTATATGTTTTAGGTACTGTATCATTAAATCCAGATAACGCGCCGTATCCTTGTTGTTCATATGTAACGAAGTCTAACTCTTTACCCTCAGGATCATATATTCTGTTTGCAAGATCAACATTTATAAAGTTATTATCTATTTTATAAATAATGTTTTGTATATCTTTCTGCTCCGGAAATAACCAACCTTTTATTGTGAAAGATGTATCAATAACTACTCTAAATTTATCTGAATAAGTTACATCGGTAGGTGTACTATAATTTAGATCTCCTGACCATAATACTTCAGATCTTATTTCCTGCTCGTAATCAGCACCGAAGTCAGCAGGTACTTTCCAAGATAAAATAATGTAAGGGTTGTTATAAGGTACAAAGTTTGATATAATTTGATCTGCATCAGCCATATACCGAGTCATTATTGACATACTAACTGATAGATCTACCGGTACAGGCATTAAGAACTTGGAACCCTTATCTGGATGTTCTGTTAACTGACCTGGTATAAATGAAGGGGCTAGTTTATTGAAAACCCTAGATTCGTCTCTTGAAACACTGGTTAAGTTTATCGCTACTACTGGTAATGTAAGATTTTGTGCTTTATTAACGATATCGTACATCACTCTCTGTTTAGGAGCAAAGACATATCTTACATCAATATTTTGTTTAGCATTACGATTTTTATCGAAACGCGAAATGACCGTATCATCGAACGCAGCTACAAACTGTGTGAGAAGATCTTTAATTTCAAAATGGTATGCCCTCTTACGCACTACATATATTTATTACACG